GGATCACACGGCCTTATTTAAGGGCATAGGACCTTCCGTAGGACTGGGTCCCAGAATCCGTTACAACGGAGAGACTGGGCACGCCGTCCAATATAGGTTGCTGGACCGGGTACTCCCGTGTCAGAACACCAATGAGGTGCAGCGCCAATTACGGCCCTAAGTTGGAGGCTGGAAGCAGAGAGGGACGAACCGGAAAACCGGCGACGCAATGATCTCCACACGCGTTGATTGTGACGAAGTTGGGTCTCTTTCGGCTTATTAACAACAGCCTGAACAGAGAGGGGTGCAAGATAGTACGAGGCGACATCTAAGAGTCCTATGTCGTCCTCGGACATATCAAACTGGTCACAAGGGAGGCCGATGGCTTGGGTCCAGGTGGAACGGACAGCCAGAGGGGCCTCAACCGGGAGACGATGAAGGGAACCATGAGGATGGAGCGAGAGAAAGTTAGCACACACGAGGTCCAACTGAGAAGGACCGTAGAGGTAACGAATACCATCTACATCATCGAGTGAGAGCGGGTCTAGAATAGGACACAGACCAACACCACCCAAGGACTCGGGAATGTACAAAGGGACATCAAAGACTCGCTTCAGAATTGAGGAGTGCTCATCGAGAAATCGACGATGCACCGCAACCAAGAGGTGGGGAGGACAGGACTCAAGAAGAGCACGGTGACGAGAACCGAGACTAGAAGCATGTGAAAGCTCCTGATCGCAGATATCCGCCTCCGTGACCTTACCCTCGCCGGCCGCTGAGGACCGGACCATACCACAAAGGAGACCCATATTAACATAGGGCATCAAGTGGAAGTGACGAGGAGAACCATCCGCCAAATGCAAGCAAAAGGCAGAGGAATTCATATTGAGATAAGTGGGATGTGAGTAGACCTTACCGACCGAAGGAGTGAATCCAGTGAGCGAGCAGACCTTCTTCCAGATATTAATCCAGACAGGAGAGTCGACAACACCGGCATCATCACCGTTAATCGTAAAGGGGCACTCGTCGAGCGCGATGACACGCTTCTGCGCAATCTCCGAAGAGACCCGACAGACGGTAGCGTTCGCAAGGCACAACATGACGAAACTAGTCACAGAACCCATCAACTGACCACGAACTTGCTCGAGGAACAGGCCACGATCGGCCTCCTTACGGGAGGCAGCAATCGAGTGACCTACGAGAGAAGACAGGAAACTGATATGAATATCAGGATCGAGGTTC